GTAGCGGGCGTTGTTGTGTTCTTCACGGATATCTTCCTTGCTCCGTCGTGGGTCGCCCTTGCCCTGCATCAAACAAAAAAAGTCACCATTAACGATGACTCCTGCGTTGCGCCGTTGGGCTTCCTTTAGGTGGTTGGTCAGCAGCCCCCTATCGCAATGGGGGTTATCCCAATGCAGGTCGCTGATTAGAAGAAACTCCTGCCCGCTTTGGCAGGTGACTTCGTGGATGTTTCGGGTGTGCTTAGTGGTTGGCAGAATCATCGCTGGGATTTAAGTGTTGCGTTTTCGGCTTCGAGTGTTTGGATGGTGTTCTCCAGCAACTCTATCCGCTCTCGCAAACTTACAATCTCGTTGCGTAATTCGGTCAACTCTTTCTTTTGAGCCTCAGCGGTTTCCTGCCACATAGCCAGCACCGCTTGGGCTTGCTTGACTTGGAGGGAATCCGCTTGGAAGCGTCCCCGTGTGAGCCAAGCGACTGCACCGCCAACGATTGCGCTGACCGTGCCGATAATGGTTGTTTCCAGCAGGTTCACCTGTTGGCTACTTGTTGGGCTCGCCCTTTGATTTATCCAACGCCATCCAACCAACTGAAAGCAAGGTCAATACCGAGCCGATAATTTCGGTGAGGGTTGCGGTGTCAAGGATACCTTTGGCGACGAGTGTACCGCCGATGAAGGTGAGCAGGTGGCGAAGCAGAGCGATGACGGCTGATTTCATAAGGGGGAGTTTGGGTTGGTCGGGGTTACGGCGAAATAGTCCCATGGTTGGAAGTGTGTTTATTTGGGTGATGTTGCAAATTCTTGGAAATCTGCGGCGTATTGTTCCTCCCACCCGCTGAACGAGTGAACGCCACAGGGTTCGGGCCACACCACGAATGCGGCGAGGTCTTCGGGACAGGTGTCGTGGAATAGTATGTCCACCGCAAATTCGGGGCGGGTCTTGATGCAGTTTCCTTCCGCATCGGTAGCGGCGCAGAGGTGTCCGAGCGGCACGGCGAAGTCCAGCGGTTGCAGTCCTTGCAATGCCTTGTCAGCGGTGGCCCCGTCGGGGAAGGCGAACTTGCGGAAGGTGGCCATCTTAGGGGGTTGTCAGCGTTGCGAGTTCAGCGTTGGTGAGGCGGGTGGTGTAGAGGGCGACGGCACGGATGCGGGCATTTATATAAAACGCATCTTGAACGGCACTTTCGCTTTTTCCTAAAAAACAATGCGTCAGAGATGGAGGGAAAGAATTGGCCGTACCACTAACAACTGCGCCACCATCAACGCTCACAAAGATGTCGCCGCTGACACCGCTTTGCTGATAACCAATGGCTATTTTGTGATAGCCAACGGACAACGCACCAATGGTTACATCCGTGGACATTATTCTTGCGAAGTAGGTATTATTGTTGGTAAGTAGCAAAATTCTGTTTGTTGCACCTCCATCGCTAATCGCAATGACCCTTCGGTTTGCGGTGTTGTTGGTTACCTCAAACTCGCAGTAAATAGTTCCAGCCGTCTGCCCGATGGACCCGCTGACCGCTCCGCTCACGGAGATAACATCTGCGCTTCGGCTTCCCGTGCCTGCGGTGGTGGGGATGTAGGAGGTTGCGACCGAGCCTGTTTCAAGTTGTGCGCCCCATACGAATACGCCTTCGGTGTTGCCACTTGCAGCAGCGTAAGTTAGCGTTGCCGAGGAATTGGGGATGTAAATGCGATATTGGTATTGCCCCGTAACGCTACCAACTGCCGTTGCCGTTGCTGAAAAACGATACCATCCGCTCCCATAATCTTGTATTCTCATCGTTACCCCCGAAGGAGCAGAGCCGTGAATCGTTCCGCTTACAACGTTGAAGATAGCGTTTCTCGTTGCACCCCAAGCCGTTGAACTATCAAGTTGCAATACTATAAGCGGATAGTTTGTGCCTCCATCGCTCTTTGCAAAACAACTGAATGTGTATGTCGTTCCACTTGTAATTGTTTGACTTGTTATATCTGCAATTCCGTGAACTCCGTTCGTGGTGTTTGGTACAAATTTTTCCGCATTTTGTGTCCCATCGGGAGAAATCGCTACATCAGCATATCCTGCCGTTGTAAGGTTTTGAACTAAATGCGATGTAAATAAAGTTTGGCTTTGTATAAAGGCATTCTGCGCACTCGGCTCCACCAGCAACGCAGGGCAGCCAACAACGCCACCACTTGCGAAGTAGTCCAACCTCGGAATCCCCGAAGCCACCACCTCAATCAACCCACTTGCATTCACACGGGTCGCAGTCGTCGCACGGGTAACATTGAAGTCGCCCGATGCACCAAGAACCACACCGCCCGAAGTTGTTGCTAAGGGTGTGTAGAGTTTGCCTGTCTTAAAGCGTGCAGGTACAAGGATAAGCGATGGTGTCGGCATATTAGAAATTGAAGATTGCAGCGAATCGGGCTTGCAGGCAACCGCTGACGGCGGCTTCGGGTGCAAGGGCGTTGTCCGTAGTCGCACGAAGATTGAAGGCATCCCACGCAAGTTCTGCGGGGGTCTTGCCCATGACCATTGAACGGGGATAGCCGTAGCCGTAGCCGATGAACATTGCTTAGAGAAATGTATATCCGATGACGCTACCAACGGAAACCGTTACCGCCGTAATCTTGCCGCCGTTCCTCCCGCAAATCACGATGCCTGCGGAGATGGATTTGGTCGAAAAGTTGTAAGCGGTCAGCAAGTTTTCGCTGCCTGTACCCGTGAGGGTGGTCATCGTTGCGGCTGAATTGACGACAAGAAAGTCGTAGTTCTTGCCCGTTGCGGCTGCACCTGAATCAATCAGTTCGCAGGTTCCGCCCTGACCGAGCATTTGTTGTAAGATTGGAGTTGGCATTTTATTGGGGTTGCTTGTAAGGGTAAATGTATCTTATGAAGGAATTTCACAAACGGAGTGAGAGTACGGCAGTTGGAACGACAAGGTGGCCACCCACCCCGCCGTGCGGTCATCTCGGCTCTCCACAAACCTCGTAAGCGACACGGAGGTACTTAGGGTCCACTCTTGCGTCGGGTCGTTTGTGAGGGCTGAAATGAAGTCCTGTGCGATTTGCAGTTGGTCGCTCAAAACCTCGTCTTCATTGTCCTGCCAACCCAGCGTCGGGCTTCCTGAAACCACGCCACCCATCGTGGCAATGGATTCCACTCGGTCGCTGAAATAGACACCCACAGTAAGAGCCAAACTGCCCAAGTCCGTACTCGCTGACTGAACATCCGCAAACACCAAAGGATAGACGATTCGCTCACGGCTTGGGGTTCGCAGGTTTATCGTGTTGTCGGTCCCGATTGCAAGCGGGTCGCCCGTCCCGAAGGAGTTTACCTGCGGATGAGCATTTGCAAGCGCAAGGAGTGCTTGCTTGATTTTTATCCATGACATAAGCCTGTAATTTCAGAATATTTTTTGAATGCGCTCCCATCGTTAGCAGTTGTTGCAGTAAGGGTCGTATGGCCATGGGCGGTCAAGTCCAGCACCACGGCGCAGGGTCCGAGCGTCCAAGGCCATCCCCGTGTTGTAATTGGTTCCGTTGGGGTAGATGGTGTCCAAAGCCGATGGCGGGGAGTTGAACAAGGGATAGTTGGCCTTCTGCTCCATGAGGTAGCGGGTGATGCGCTCGGAGTACCACTCCGCATCGTTCTTCACTTTGTCGGTGAGGCGGGTAATCTCGTCCATGCTCATTTGGGAAGATTCCTCGCTGGTACGGCGGACCATGCCCTTGTTCATGTACTTGAACGCAAGCACCATCGGGAGTTCGTAGTACAACCATTGCACCATAGCGGGCTGGATGTAGTCCTCCAAGAGCGTCGTGTTGAGTGCCGTGGTCGTACCGCTCACCACCTGCCCCACCATTTCCGAGTACAGGGCCGAACCAACGATAGGCTGAATCCGCATCTCTTGGACCTTCACGATGGTGGGCCGTATCTGCGTAAAGGAAACATTCTCGTTTATGACCGAGTTGTCCAGCAGCGTCTGCTCGCTTATGAATAGTGCCTTCATGCTTTTGAAATTTTGTTGCCCTTACGGATTACCAACTGCTGCTCCCATACATGGCGGCATTGGGGGCGGTTCACTCCGCTGGCCGTGTGATACCAACCGCCTCTGCGATTCCAAACGCTATATCCCATGATGTTGGAGATGCCGTTGATATCGTCCCGTGTGTAAACCTTCCCTTGGTCAGCCAAGTCCAACATGACCTTGCAGAACTCACGGCTGGTCCGTTTGTCCTTGTTGCTGAATCCAGCGGCCCAAGAATACTTGTACCTCACTTCCAGCACGGGTTCATCCGTTGGCTTGGCTCCTTCCTTGGCGATTTGGTCCACGGCCCTTGCGATGGGGTAACGGTCTTTTGTAATCAAGTAGGCCACACGCTTGGCGACTTTGGCCTTGCTGACCCCGAACTCCTTGGCCATTTCTTCCACCGATGCGTCCCGATTCTTCTTGCGGTACTTTTCGATTTTCTCGTCAAGTTCCTTTTCTTCCTCCCCCAGTTCAGCGAAGGCTTGACGCACTTGGTCGTCTAAGTCGGTGTCAAACCGCATTGGCTTGGAGTGCATGACCACATAGTCGTCCGAACTGCTCCCAAACTTGCTTGCGACCACCTCCAAGACCTTGAACTCTTCTTCCCCCCATCCGTAGTCCTCGGTGTCCTCCTCGCCCCACATAGGCTCGGAAAACGCCTGCTCCTGCACGCCCAATAGGGTGTTCACTTCTTCGGGGGTCAAGCCGAATCCAGCGGACAACATCGTGCGGGCCATCTCAAGAGTGATTTTTTCCTGCGCATAGTGACGGACGATTCGCATGAGGTTTTGGTACTCACGGCCCGACAATTTCTTGATGTTGTCGTTGCTTAGTTGTGCAGGCGTTTGTGGAACCTCGTCGGGTTGATGATTGGGTCCGACCACATCGGCGGGTTGTTTTTCCAACGCAGGGAGGCCCGCTTTTTCCCGTAATTCTTCGGGGGTCATAATGGTGAGCAGGGCTTGCTCGGATAGACGCTCGGTGATGGGTTCCACGGGAATCAATTCCATCCCCTCCACGCCGTTGAACGAACCCAAGTAGTTAATCATCCGCTCCACCTTGCGAACACGGTCGTTCACATAGGTAGCCTTGAATAGTTCGTACGCCTCAACCAGTTCCTGCCTGCCTCCCAGTTGGCCTTCAGTCTTAACTCCAAAGAGCATGGGGTTCACGACCCTGTGCGAAATGAAGATTTCCTGCTGCACGGTTTTGTTCAAAATTTCGAACTGCTTGTCCATATCGGACGGCGTGAGCGGTTCAAGCGTCGGG